TAAAGAAATATTAGGCGATACATTATTATCAGACTTATTTGAACTAAACGCATCATTTGAATACAATGCTACAGAAGTGTTAGCAAAGATGCAAGATGGTCAAGACTACTTTATAAATGGCGAAACAGTAACAGATGCTTTTTTGTATCCATTAATATCAAACAATAACAGACTAATTTATAATACAGGCGATAACACAACAGGCACATACAACCTTTACGCGAGTGGACAACAACATGGTGTAGTATTTGATCAACTAAAACCTGCTATAAGATTACATGCTGTTTTATTAGGTATTGAGAAACAATTTGACCTTAAATTTTCAAGGGATTTCTTTAATTCAAACAACCCAGATTACTACAATTTGTACTTGTGGTTACACAAACAAAAAGATGGAGTAGAACCAGAAGATGATAGTAAGACATTTATTGCAAATGCAAGTAATTGGCAAAACGTTAGGGGAAGTTCTAACATCATAGATGGTTTTACAAATGGTACAGGCTTTAGAAACTTTGCAAAGGGCGATAGCAGAAGATACTTGACGATAGATGCTGAAGCACCTGTTGGTGTAGAATATACTGTAAGGGTACGACACAAAGGTATATTTTATGAAGGTACACACACAGGCGATGACACAATAATTTCATTGAATGATGAACGTAGATTATTAAATACAACCAAAGTAAACAACGTAAAACAATCTCCACATTATTATATTGAGGTGGCATGTTCTTCAAATGCAACGATTACTTTAAATGTTGCTGTGTTTGATCGTTTATCTACGTCTGGTCAAAATTCTGGTACAGCTACACAATCTTACACCTTTACTAGCAGTACTTATAAAACAACAATAACATCTGAAATGCCAAAGATGAAAGTCATGGACTTACTCACTTCTTTGTTTAAGATGTTTAACCTAACTGCTTATTATGATGGTGAAGATATTGAAGTACTTCCTTTAGATGATTATTACGCTGAATCTAACAAGGTTTATGACATAACAAAATACATAGACAACAACAAAAGCGAAGTAAGTATTGAGTTTCCATTTTCTAAAGTATCATTTAGGTATAACGGTTTAGATACGTTCTTTGCAGATCACCATAGCACATTCTTAAACGAAGAATGGGGATCTTTAGAGTACGAAAATGCAGCAGACAATACTTCCCAAAGCTATAACATAGAACTGCCGTTAGAACACCACAAATTTGAACGCTTTACAGGAACAACTGCACAATGGGGTTGGTCAGTAGATAAGAAAAGAGAACCATTTTTAGGTAAACCATTATTGTTTTATGTGCATAAAGTAACAGATGGTACTACAATACAGTTTACAGAAACACTAGGTGGTACAATGCACCAAATAGACGATTATTATATACCTAGTAACAACGCTGATCCAACTGATGACGACAGTCAAAGCATACATTTTGGCGCAGAACTTAACGAGTATTCAGCAAATTTTTCTGAAAATTCATTATTCTATACTTATTACAGGACTTACTTGGAAGAAGTGTTTGACGCATCAAGAAGATTATTTAAACATACTGCGTTTTTACCATTAAGTATTTTATCAAACATAAACCTTAATGACAAGGTAGTGATATTTGATAGGCTGTATAAGATAAACAAACTGACTACAAACTTTCAAACTAATGTTTCATCGCTAGAATTAGTAAACGAAACACAAGACTTTACGTTTGAAGTAGCAGATGTTGTTAAAGAAACTGTCAAAACAGTAGATGCTTCTATTGCAACTGCGGATATTACAACAATAACAGCGGATAAAACAATATTGATATTTTAGAAGATGATTGAAAATATTTTATTAATGCTTGAAATAGCTAAGAAACATAAAGAGATAGGATACAACACCCATATAGCACTAGGTAAATACAAATACCCAGAAAGCGTAAAGGAAGCGTACAAACAATTTAAAATGGAGATAAATGTCAATTAGAAAAAACATAGAATTAAATGTTGATGCTACTTCATTAGGTAAGCTAGAGCAACAGCTTGAAGGAGTAAACCAAGAACTGAAAGAAGTTGAGGTTGGTAGTGATCGTTTTAAGGAACTGACAAAACAATCGCAGTTACTAAACAAAGAGATTACCAAGATCAATAACGAAATAGAAGGCTTTCAACTAGAAGATAAATTGATGGCAGCGGATGGTGCTGCTAAAATATTTGGTGGATCGTTATCAGCAGCAGTTGGCACATTAGGTGCATTAGGAATTGAAAGCGAAGCGTTTGGTGAATTTGAAGAAAAAGCTGCATCAGCTATAGCAGTTGGTTTAGGAATCAAAGACGTTAGCGAAGGATTTAGTCAAGTTGCCCTTGCAGCAAAAAAATCTGGCATAGCAGCTAAGCTATTTGGATCAACAACCAAAAAAGCATTACTAGCAACAGGTATTGGTGTGTTTGCATTAGCATTAGGTGCTATTGTAGGAAATTGGGATGCTATTAACAAAGGCATTAAAAGATTTGTAAACAACAGTCCATTTATTGGCAAAGCCATCGACACAGTTAAAGGTGCGTTTAACAGTTTATTAGATGCAGCAAGACCTGTATTACGATTCTTAGGAATATTACCAAGCGAAGCCGAAATAGCAGCAGAGAAAATAAAAGAAACTGTATCACTTACAATACAGGAACTAGAACGCGAGATTGCAATTGCAGAAGCAGCAGGAAAAAGCGCAGAACAGATATACAAACTGCGTAGAAAACTTATGCAGCTTGAATTACAACAAATGCGAGATAGTAACGCAGAGAAAGAAGAAATATTTAAGAAAGAAACAGAGTTACTAGCATTAGAAGCAGCAGAACAAAAACGCATTCGCGATGAAAAGGGTGAAGTTGTTGAACGCGAAAAGGTACAAACTGTAAGCGCGATACAAGCAGTAGGCATGGCAGAAGTTGAAAGCGACAAGGTAACAGCCGATACAATCAATATAAGAAAGGAAGATGATTTAGTTAAACGTGAAAGATTAATACAATCTGAAATAGCACTACAAGGAAAACTAGATGCAGCTAAACAAGCAAGTTTAGATAACGTTATTGCAATAGCAGGTGCAGAAAGTGGTGTTGGTAAGGCAGCGTTTATTGCCAAACAAGTATTAGCAGCTAGGGAAATGCTGATTGAAGCAAGTAAAACTATTGCGTTTTCATCACAAGCAGTTGCAAGAAGTACAGTTGCTGTTGCACAAGGTACAGCAGAAACAGCAAAGGTTGGTTTTCCACAAAACATTCCATTATTAATTGGATATGCAGCCCAAGCAGCAGGTATTATCATGGCTGTAAAACAAGCTGTAAGTAGTGCTAAAAGCGCAGGTAAGGGTGCGATGGCAGCTACACCATCATTTAGGGGTGCATCAGTCACAGCACCACCACAAGCACCTGCATTTAACGTTGTAGGCGCAGCACCAGAAAACCAATTGGCAGAAGCATTAGGTGAGCGTGAAGAACGACCTGTAAAAGCATTTGTTGTGTCTAACGAAGTAACAAACGCACAGGCATTAGATCGTAATATTGTTGAATCTGCATCGCTCGGTTAACAAAAACCCTTAAATATTATTGTATATATATGGACATTATAGAACTTTTTATTGATGAAAACGATGATGTTTCTGGAATTGAAGCAGTATCCATTGTAGAGAACCCTGCGATTGAAGAGGACTTCGTTGCATTAAAAAACCAAGAGTTTAAATTTGCAGAAGTGAACAAAGAGAAGCGTATCCTTATGGGTGCTGCTCTTATTCCTAATAAACCAATTTACCGAAAAAACGAGGACAACGAATATTACATTTACTTTTCGCGTGACACAGTACGCAAAGCAAGTGAATTATTTTTTATAAAAGGTAACCACAATAAATCAACCCTAGAACACCAAATGCCTTTAGAAGGATTGGTGGCTGTTGAATCATGGATTGTAGAAGATTTAGAAAAAGATAAATCTAGAGCCTATGACATGGAAGTTCCATTAGGTACATGGATGCTATCTATGAAAGTATTGAACGATGATGTATGGGAAAACTATGTCAAGACAGGGCGCGTAAAAGGTTTTAGTATTGAAGGCTACTTTGCTGATAGATTAGAAAGACCAAACGAACCTAACAACCTATCTGCTTGGGAAGAACAAGAAGAAGAATACTTATTACAAGAATTAAAACAAATCTTAGCAGGTGAGGAATTAGAATCATTTGCTGATTACCCAGATGCAGTAAGTAATAACGCAAAAAGAGGAATAGAATTAAACGAGAAAGTAAACAACAAGTGTGCAACGCAGGTAGGAAAGGTAAGAGCGCAACAACTTGCACAGGGAAAGGCTGTAACTGTCGAAACAGTAAAAAGAATGTTCAGCTACCTAAGTAGAGCGCAAGAATATTACGATGAAGGGAACAGCGAAGCCTGTGGAACTATTTCATATTTGTTGTGGGGTGGTAAGGCAGGATTACGTTGGGCAGGAAGTAAACTGCGTGAATTAGACTTACTAGAAGCTGACCTTAAAAAACCTTGTCAAACAGGATACGAAATGATTGGCTTTAAAACTAAAAATGGCAGACGTGTACCTAACTGCGTACCAATTAAATAATGAGTAGAACAATAAAAAACACAGCATTTACAACTAAGATAGATGACACCACCGATGAGGTGAGACTATCTGAAAACTTAGAACATGGCGCATTACTTAGGACTGAAACAGGTATATGGGCGCATCATGACAATACCCACGTTAAACTGTACCCACAGTTAGGAAGCACAGGTGCAGTATATGAGAATGTTGAAACTATAACAACAGGCAGAACACTTACAACTTCTGACCACGTTATATTTACAAACTTTAGTAGCGAATCTACTGTAACATTACCAACAGCATCTGGAAACAAAGGAAAAGAATACATTATTAGAGCAAGAACAGCTAGTAGTAAATGTGTACTATCAAGAAGCGGTACAGATAAGATTGACGATGGTGGATTAGAAAACACCATAGATATTAATGCAGACAAATCAAGAACACTTATTAGCGATGGCACAAGTACTTGGTATGTCGTAACATCAACAGGTGCATAATGAAAAAAAGAGAATACGAAGAAAAAGCACCCAGTCCTAAGAATGATAGACGAGCATGTTTATGTCCAGATGGTGTTACATACAGCAGAAAGTGCTGTGATGGAAGTTTTCAAGCACAAGGTATTGGCAACATAACCATTACACCAAGTTAAAAATACAACAACCTATATAATAATTTATTGTACAATATATGAAAGCAACAGAAATTTTATCAAAAGCAAAACAACTTCTTTCCATCGAAGCAGAAGTAGAGGAAGTGAAGTTAGCACAAGCTACTTTAGAAAACGGTACTGTGATAGAAGCTGAATCTATGTCTGCAGGACAAGAAGTTTTTATTGTTACTGAAGATGAAAGAGTGGCTTTACCTGTAGGCGAATATGCCTTAGAAGATGGTCAACAATTAGTTGTTGAAGAAGAAGGTATTATTGCATCAATCGGTGCTGCTGAACAAGAAGAAGAAGAAGTGGAAGCAGAAGAAGTGGAAGCGGCTTTAGAAGATGAAAAAGAAGAAATGGGCTACGCTACAAAAGAAGAATTGGCAGAGGTCAAAGACATGATTGAAGAAATCAAGGCTATGATCAAAGACAAAGAAGAAATGGCAGCTGAAGAAAAGATTGTAGAAGAAACAGTTGAAAATATAGTAGAAGAGGTTAAAGAAGAATTATCTGCAATAGAAGAAGTACAAAAGGTGACACACAACCCAGAAGCAGAAACTAAGAAAGCGTTTAACTTATACGCTCAAAAACAACCTGCATCTACAATGGATAGAGTATTACAAAGAATATCTAACATCAACAAATAAAAATGGAAGCATTGCAGGTTCTATTACTGCAACTGATCCAATTTAATAAATAAGAATAATAGAAAATAATTAATAAAAAATGGCAACAACTACATCAATTACAACAACGTATGCAGGGGAAGCTGCAGGTGAGTATATTTCTGCTGCGTTGTTAAGCGGTTCTACTATTGAGAATGGTGGAATTACCGTAAAACCAAATGTGAAGTACAAAGAGGTAATCAAAAAATTATCTACTGATGCTATCGTTAAAGATGCAACATGTGATTTTGATCCTACTTCTACTATCACAATGACTGAAAGAATCCTAGAACCAGAGTTTCAACAAGTAAACTTACAACTTTGTAAGAAAGACTTTGTTTCAGATTGGGAAGCTATCAGCATGGGATTATCTGCCCATCATTCACTTCCTGCAACTTTCCAAGATTACTTAATCGGCTATGTAGCTGCTAAAGTAGCTGATCGCACAGAGCGTTCTTTATGGAGTGGAGATACAGCAAATAACGGACAGTTCAACGGAATTACTAAATTAGTATCTACTGACGCTGACCTACCTGCTGCACAAGAGATTGCAGGAACTACTGTAACTTCTTCTAACGTTATTGCACAATTAGGAAGCATTGTAG